GCACCAGCGGCACCAGGATCACCTTGTGCACCTTGTGCGCCAATATCACCTTGGAAACCTTGAGCACCTTGTGCACCAGTATCGCCTTGGAAACCTTGAGCACCTTGTGCGCCAATATCACCTTGGAAGCCTTGTGCACCTTGTGCGCCAATATCACCTTGGAAGCCTTGTGCACCTTGTGCGCCAATATCACCTTGGAATCCTTGAGCACCTTGTGCACCTTGTGCGCCAATATCACCTTGGAATCCTTGAGCACCTTGAGGACCGATTGTTCCTAAATCAGATGGGGCAATTTTTTTGAACACATTCCCATCATCAACATAGATATAATCTACATCGTTCTTATCAGTTGTGATTATACCATTAGGAATGTCGTTTGATCTACCGATGCCTGTAACTTTAATAACACCATTGGAGGGGTGAACCTTCATCACCACACCAATGTTTTGTACAAGATGTCCGCTATCAGTAGGTCTTACTGAAGTAAACTCTCCCGCTGCTGATGGGGATACATACGCCTTACTTCCCTCAACAAACCCATCATCAGCAGCTAAATCACAATCCTGAATCCTGCCATAAGATACTGCTAAACCTTCTTGTCCCGGATCAAGGTTTTGATACAAAACTCCAATCGCGGGCATAGTGGACTGGGAATCTGCTTTTGCGTAAGCTACATTTGCTACATTTTGGTTGTGTGCTCCAGTAATATGCACACAGTGGCCCCTTAATAATGTCCCAGCAGTATTGTTGTATACACGAAGGTATGTTACATCGTTATACTCGTTAACCCATTCTGACCCATCCCACACAACTAGCTGAGTAGTAGCCAGATCAGTGAATGTTACATCGGGTAGTGCAGAGAAATAAGGATTACCACCACCCCAGAAAGCGGAGCTATCGTAAACGGTTTGGTATGCACTCTGCCACAATCCGCTGGCCGATTCCACAATAGAAATGTGGCTATCAATGTCGTCGTGACTAGTCGTACCAATATTAGAGAATAGCGTGTGGTCAGTAGTATCCTTTAACCAAGCAGTCTCATTATCTAAGATGTAAGCACGAAGCTCGTTAATGCTTCCGCCTAATGTGGTAGTGAAGTCTGTTACTCTACTGAATTTTTTTTTTTGAATTTCAGTTATCTGCTTGATGGTATCATCAACAACAGTCTCAAGATTAAGTTCTTCGATTTTACCAGTAGCAGTAATGAGATACTTGGGATAGGAAATGTAGCCTTCTAAAGTTACATTGAAAGTCTTTCTAATTAGACGATCTTCTCTATCGTTAGTTTGAACGGTGCTATCGTCAGACTCAGACTTTAAGAAAGCTAGAGTAGACTCAGAAGAATCGTTAGTAATTCTGAGGCTAGGATTGAATAGCATTCTTACTTGCTGTGCAATCTGATCTATATCGGCCTTGTACTTACACCAAATATTGATTTGATATTCTACAGTAATTGCTTTTGGTGCAAGGCTAACTACGCGATAAGCTCTCTGCTTCTCTTTGCTCCAGAAAGAAGTTGTAACAATGTTAGATGATTGCCTTCTTCTTTCATCAGATTCCTCAGAGGTTGTTTGGGTTATTGATATTACAGGAAGAGTTATATTGTTTTCTTCTGTAATTTTTGCTATAGCTCTCTCTGGGTTGGCATGGAAACAGTTGATCTGACGATACTGCTCCTCGGCATCCATGTATCCTAGCTCAGAGAATCTAGAGATAAAGAATCTAAGGTTAGACTTGTAGAATAAGGGTATGGCAGCGACAACAGCCGTCTTCTCCATAATCTGCTGTCTTGCCCATACATGGGGATCTATACTACGCCTCGCCATAAATATCCTCTAATCTTGGTTTTGCTCTTTCGGGACGAGCTACAGGCTCGCTAACATTATTTAGGGGGGTATCCTGAACATCCGAAGAATCGCGGAGAAGTTTACCAGAGCATACTAAATGGTATACGCCATAGATCTCAAAGCTTTCTTCTTGAACTTCAAAGATCTCAAACTTCATGTTCTGAAACTTGGGCTTGATTACAGATCCTACCTTTATACCTCCCATAATCTTCTGGTCGATATAGCTTTTGTTGAATACAAAGAGTTGATCATTGGTAAGTTCTATACCAAATTGAGATAATACTTCCTCAACAACTTTGGGCTCATAGTGTCCATATATCTCAATTGGTTCTTTAGAAATAGGTTTATTCCTTTCTTCCATGTATACTTCATCATAATTACTCTGTGAAGGAATGTAAGGATAGTAAAGTAAAGGTGAACCAGAGATACGAATCATCTCTTCGTCAACTAAGTTAAACAAGTTAATGTCAGGGTTAGCAAGATCAAAAAAGTTTAGCTCCCCTGTAGTGTCACTAAACTCTACAAGAGGAAGCTTCTTTTGATTTGCTTTAAAGTTACCTGACATCAGAATGTGCTAAAGCGAGGTGGTTCCTCAAACTCTTCGACAAGCCTCTTAAGTAGAAGCTCTTTTTCTTTCTCTGCTTCCTGTGCAAGCTGATCGCCGTTAAGCTGTGCGCCACCACCGGGAGAAGGTACGGTTTTATACTTGCCTCTAATCTGTCCTAGCACGCCCTTAGAGCAAGCTAGAGCGTACTGCTGTATCCAGTTACGATAACTAGGATGTAGTGTGTCGGAGTTAAGACCTCTGTAAATAACGATTACAGTCTCGGGAGTCATGACTGGGGCAGGGGATAGTAGTAAGTGCTGCCCATCAAGAACCTCAAAACTACCTTCTTGACCTAGAATCTTTCTGGTCATTTCTAAGTTCTGCTGCAATAGGTAGAACTCAGCTACACCAAAGTTTTGGAACAGGTAGTTGTCTTGGAAATACTTAAGGAAGAAATCAAACTCAAGTGTTCCTGCCTGCTGTTGGATTGTAAGCAAGGTCTTTTTAAATACAACATACTCTAAGTTGTTGATAATGTACTTAGGTAAAGTGTATAGGTTCTCATTAGCTGATGCATCGAATGTTACCATCTGCGTAGTGAACAGTGGCGCGTGGTAATACATCTGTCCTACAGCCTCATCTATACAAGTCTTTAGCTGAAAAGGTGTAAGTTCTACACGAACAACAGGGTGCCCCAGTCTAGCAAGAATATAATCTTTTAGAGTCTCCTCAAAATGAGTAAACTCTACTCCGTCGATCATGGTTGTAGCGTTTAACTTATCGTAGTCAATGTTTCCTTTAGGTGTACCATCACCTATATTCTTACCACCATAAGTTGCAAAGCTATTACCAAACGCTGCTAGTTTCGGTACTGCTGGCATCTACTGTTCTCCTTTTTCTCCTTTTCTTAGGAGCTTCGGTTTGTTCTGGTTCAGGTGCGGGCACAGGCTCAGGAGCGGGTGCAGGTGCATCTATTCTTTCAAACCCATCTGTTAACATTTTAGAGGACTCTACAATATCGCCGCTATTTAGCAACACCGTCTTGCCCTCTACTTCTGTCCACATAGGGAATCGGCCAATATACTTAAACTTCATATAACACCTCTTTAGTATATAGCATAAAAACAAGGGAAGGCCGAGATATTTCTCGACCTTCCCTAATTACTACTTAGTCAGTTATCAGACTACCTTGTTTATACCACCTGTCTGACCGGGCTGGGTAAGAGCGCGGAAGAGGTAATCAGAGGCGCTACCGACGAGCCTAATGATTCTGTAGAATCTAGAGGCGGGAGCAACAGCGGCCTTACCGTAACGGGTAAGGATGCCCTTTCTGGGCTGGAATGTTGCGGGGTCGGTGACAGTTGGTAGCTGCTGTAGTGGGATGTAGGGGCAGTACATGTAGCCTGCGTCCATAGGACCACTACCTTTGTAACCAATGAAGATTTCGTCTTCTGGGTACATGGGGTCTACGAAGAGATCGTAACGACCAGCGAACTTACCACGATACTCGATGCTGGCACCCATGTTAGTGGGACCATCACCAGAAGCCATACCACCCTCAAGCTTTGCAGCGGACTCAAGCATTGAGGCTACAAGGGGAGAGGTGATCATGACAGTACCGGGACCACGGAAAGTGGTCTTGTAAATATCGTTTGCAACAAAGTTGATCTGAGCAAGTAGGTTAGCGTAAAGATGACCCATGTGCTGAGGAGCAAAGTTGTTGCCGTTTAGGAAGTCGGCCTTGAGGTCGATAAGGAAGACATTTCTGTCAGTGCCAGAGGGGTTAAAGCTTCCAGCGTTAGCGAACTCGTAAAGGTACTCTTGGGGAACGAAATCCTCTGTATCTAGGCTAGTACGCTTGTTGTGTAGGTCGCCAGTGCTGCCAAAGTTGTTAGAGTTGCCCATATCTAGAGCAGTGCGGTTCCAACCAGTAAGACCAGAGGGATCGTATGCAATCATACGAAGGTCCTCGATAAGCTCGCGGTCAATCTCAAGAGTAAGTTCCTTTGAGAGAAGATCAGTAAGCTCACCTTCAAGGTCGAGAGCGTGATATGCACGAAGGTCCTGTGCTGCTTCGAGAGTCCAAAGGGCTCTCATCTTGCGAGTACGAGACACGACGGGCTGCTGCTCGATGTGTAGGTTAAGCTCGGGGATCTGACCGTCAGCAAGACCTTCACCAGCGGAAACGCTGTAACCAAGAATGGTTGAAGCGTTAGGCCAAGAAGCGATCTTACCACCCATAGTGGTGCTAGGATCACCTGCACCGTCGCTAAGAACAGAGGAGAACCCGTTAGCGGCAGAAAGCGCGGAAGCAGCGCCGGGAGCGCCACCAGCACCATCACCAATTGCGGAGGCAGTGTTGCCACCGTAAGTTAGACGGTACTTGTTGTAGATTGTCTCGGCAGTGCCGTTAAAGACTCTATCGTGACCTAGGTAGAAGATCTGTGAGACAGGTCCCTGCATAGGCTGAACGCCAACGATCTGGTTGGCAATAAGCTGTGGATAAACTCTGCGGATGAGGGGGAAAGCGAACTTCTGGAAAGTTCCAAGCTTACCAACGGTGGTTGGTGAGTCAGCCTCATCAACGCGGTCCTGAGACTCAGCGATGATGGACTTAGCTTGGTTTTCAAGAAGTTGCGCGGTCATTTGACGAGTATACTCGTTGTTGATACCCTCAAGCACAGGAGCCCACTTTGAAACAGTTTCTTGATTTGTTTGTAACATTAGGAATTCCTTTTACTTGTTGCGAGATAATATATTCATTACCTCAGAGGTTAAGAAGGGGTTATCAAAAACCTCCCTCTTGGGGGTGGATGCCTTATCTACATCCTCAGTAACAATTACCGCTTTTTCGGAAGACTTGAAAGGCTTGGCTGCTGATTCCTCAAGAGTAGTGACTGCCTCAGACAGTGTAACCTTTTCTTCTTCAAGTCTATCCACTTTCTTGGCAAGAGATCTTAGCGCCTGATCCATTTGCTCATTCTGCTCGTAAGCCTTTCTAAGCTCCTCGGTCAGAACATTGATCTCAGCCTCGAAATCTTCTTGCTCTTGAACTAAACCAGAAATAGCGTTTTCCTGATCGTCCTTGCCAAGTTCCAAAGCCATAAGCGTCTTGACGGACTCGAAGAGGCCAGCGTTGCGGACCACCTCAGACTCCTGCTCAAGCTCTCTCATAGCTTGGTCTTTTAATTCGTCAACTCTTAGGCGAATAAAGCCTTTGACCTTAGCTTCGAGGAGTCTAGTTTTCTCCTCTACTTGCTCAGAGATGACAGTGTTTACCAGACTAGCAATCTCGGATATTGCTGCTTCGCTTAGGCCCTCGGGAAGCAGTTCCGCAATTGGTAGGGTTTCTTTTGTTTTATCGTTTTCCATGAGTATACTCCAAGGGTTCTTAATTATCTACCAAGACATTTACAAATAAGTGAAAAAAAATTATTTTTTGCGGAGTTCCTTCTTAAGCATTTTGATAAATACTTTTTCTCGAAGGGCTTTGTTATAGGTTGTCTCAATAGTGTCCTGTATAAATTGTGAGTCATGAGACTCGTTAACAAGTGCAGGGAAGGCTCCTTTGGTGGAGGGGTCTGCAACTAGGTCGAAGGTGACGAGCTTGAAATCATCGTTAACCTTCTTGAGCCCATCACCAGCCTCAGACAGAGTACCCATGCCTCTGGAGGAGATGCCTAGCTTTACGCCACCTTTGATGAGTGCCTGAGCTACCTGACCAGCAGGGGTGTTAAGAATCTCAGCTTCGCCAATCATCTCGTTACCGTCCATCTTAAGGTTGGTAATAAGGTGAGAAACATTCTGTAGCTTTACTGAGTCGTGGCTTGGGTGATCAAGCTCTCCCATAAGTCTACGCTCTTTGATAGACTCGTCCAAGCGGCTCATCTCACGAACAAGAAGTTTCTTCTCATAGATTCTCTTGTTGTGGTTGGGCTGTCCTGCTCGCTGAAACACGCCACGAATGACCATAGTTCCAGAAGCTTTCGATTCCGATAGAACCTGTAAGTCCTCAATAATGTATGTATCTGTAATAAACATCAGATCTTCTTCCCTGCTCTCTTGAGCGAATTTTTAATCTTGCCTCTAACACCGGGGCCATACAGCTTCTTAAGTCTGTTAGAACTTCTAGTTCCATGCTTAACTGCTGTTCTAGCAGCGTGAGCCTTTACGCTCTTAAAGTCTGAACCGGGAGTCGAACTTCCGGGAGTGAATCCTTTAGCGATCTTTCCGCTACTCTTCTTACCCCAACCTGCTTTTGAGATAACATACAAGCGATCAGATCCATCGGTGGTGAAGATATCTCCAGCCTTGCCAGCACTTAGGGCTTTTTTTATAGTGTCGTAAGAAGTGGCTCTAGCCTTGGCAGCTTTGGTAGCTCCCTTCTTCTTAGCACCATCTCTAGATGTATACTTAGAACGGCCCTTCTTAGAACCTTTACCTGACTCAGAACGCCCTTCTAGTATATCAAATAGATTCATCTTTTCTTTGCCCTTAACCTCTTAAGCATTTCTTCAGAGGTTTCTTTCTTCTTTTGTGGGCCTGCCATATTGACACCTATTGAGCCCACACCTGTTTGCTCAGAGAGGAGGCGACCAACTGCTACAAGCAGAGTCTTCATCTCACCAAGCATGGCTTTCATTTCTGCGATATCCTCATTAAGAGAATCCTCTTTAATAGGAGCAGCCTCTACAGGAGCAGAAGCCTTGCGCTCAACGAGTCCGTTAACAAACCCATCAGGAACTCTTACATTACTGATATCAGGTGCCTGCTCATTTATAAAACCCTCTACAGGCTGAGGAGCGCGAGGAGGCGCTGGTGTTTGAGCGCCTCCCCCCTTTAGTAGATTCTCTGCAAAGTCTCCGACATTGAAATTCATTCAGAGCCTCACTTCTTCATCTTGGCTTCCATGCGCTTCTTGACGCGAGCCATAGCCTTCTTCTTCTTTTCGTCCATGTCAGGCTTCATGTCGGGCTTCTCCTCGTCCTCGCCGTCAGCCATCTCCTTCATGGGCTTCTTGCTGGCGTTGACGGCGGGTTTGTCGTTGCCAACGGCTTTAGCGCGTCTAGCCTTCTCAGCTTCAGAATCCTTATCTCCAGATTGGGGAGCAGCTTCCTTCTCGCCCTCGGGGTACTTGTCGCCAGCGGCCTTGAATCTATCGGCAACAGAAGCCTCTTCGAGATCCTCGCCCTCTTCGGCGTCAACCTCTTCAGCGATCTGGTCAAGCATAGTGAGGTGAGAATCCCAAGCCTCGTCGGAGATGTCCTCGGAAAGGTGGCTTTCGCAGAGTGGGCAAACATGAGCCTCCTCTACTGCTTCCTCAACAGCCTCTTCGACTACCTCCTCAGATAGCTCTTGTCTTAGCTCTGCCTGTCTCCAAGCGGCGCTACCAATTAGGGACTTAACGAAGTCCTCATCAACTCTAATTTTTTCACTCATGATTTTATCCTTTTTTTGATTAAGGACCTATGATCGTCCCTATAAGGTATTTATAACTATTAAAAATAAATTTGTCGAAAAAAGCATTTAATGTTGTTATGCGGCGGAGGGTCCACCACCATTAACATAAACATTAGGAGATCCGGTAATAGCGGAGCTTCCACAAACAACAGGATCCCCTACCCTAGCTAGTGGTACACCATTAACATTTACATTTGGAGAGCCTTGACCCATTACCGATCCGTGACAGGCTGGACCACAACAATGTACAGCCCACGCATCGCCAGTCCTATGCGCTCCGAGATTGTTAATAAATACATTACCAGACCACGCAGCATTCGGTCTTGAAGGCCAACATCCGTGGCCTGTGCATATATCTGATTGTCTTACTGCTGGGGGCATTATCTAATCTCCTTAAAGTATCTAGAGGACAAGTCTTGAATTTCCTTAAACAGTCTCTCGTTATCTAAATTAACTCCCGCAACCTTCTCTCTAGCTGGTGTGAGGAATGTTTTTTCAACATCTAAGTTAGTTACAGCAAACACTTTCACTCCTGTAAAGTCTCCATTTATTATAGCATTTCTTACGGAGGCAGGAATTCTAAGTAAGAACTCGGCTACCTCTCTAGGCTTCATAAAGGAGTAAAGATCTCTTTGAGGAAGTGATAATCCTGCCCCTCTACCACCAAGGTAGTAGTTATCCTTAACTCTATTAATTACATTTATGAATCTTCCAACTATGGATCTATCAGTTCTTAGTGTAATATTATTAGAAGCAATCTTTCTGAAGTGTCCTTCAGAGAATGCCTTCACTGATTTTACAGCATAGTTATCTACACCGCCCTGCCTAGCCACTCTTCTTGTATCGAAATCAAGTTGAGCATAAACCTCTCTCAGAGATTTTTGTACAGGAGATGTAACTATCTTAAGAGATCGCACAACGGGCTTTCCTGTCTCGTATTGATCTAGCTTTGAGTTTCCTTGATATGGGTCGAACCTAACCTGATCAGTAGGCACTAGAAGTATATCCGTATTAATCACTCTTGGATAGATTCCGCCAAGGAGCCCATCAATCTTAATATCATTGTAAGTTGCTGAGACAGAACTAGCGGCTAAGAAGTGATTCCAGAACGGATCCCTACCATTAACATAAACTATTTGCCTAGGACCGTAGTAATCCTCTACACTTGATGTAAATAGATCTTCCGAATCACCTTCTTTCCAAACTAGATCGTACACACAAGAGGTTTGTCTGAAGTTTTGTTTGCTACTAATATCTTTAATACTTCTCTTGTTTAGCTTTATTAGGTATGATTCTTTTAACTCTGTGCTCGCCCCGCTAATTTCCACCTCATCTTCAAAGGGTGTCTCTGTTTTTAAGATGAAGTTATAATCACCATTGATCGTGTACCGTCCCGATCTTCCTGCGAATAAAGAGTGGACTACCGAAAGCTTAGGCAGATCAAACGCATAAGCTTGTTTTCTTTTTGAGTATAGGCTTAGTGTTTGTTCCGATCCATCTTGCTGTATAACTGTATAGAACTCGTTCTTAGTTGCTACTTGTTTTA